CCACCACGGCGCACGGAACGAAAAAATCATTTTTTTCGAAAAAATCGGATTTGAGGAAAGAAAAAAGGACGCACCGTAAAATTACTTTATAAATACACAAAACCCGCTAAAAACGGGAAATTTGGGGCTTTGAGAGGGACTTGCAGGGTAATGTCGGACACAGAAAACCGCAGAAAAGAGCTTGATAACATATTTCGGAACATAGACGAGGGCGAAAAACAGCTCTTGTCGCCGCTGATAGACGAGGTCGTTTTTCTCGAAATGCGTATGGCCGAATTAAAGCGGCTTCCGTTCGTAGCGGTGAACCCGAAGAACCCTGCGCTCCAAAAGACGACAAGTGCGGCAAAGCTCTACAAGGAGTGCTCGCAGTCATATATGAACGCAATACGAATACTCTGCAACAGCCTACGGAAAGTTGACAGCAACAGCGCAGACGACCTGAAGAGAATGCTTGAGGAGTTCGAATGACGTTTTTAGAGGAATATTGGGGGCTAATTGAGCGGAACGAAGTAATTGTCGGGTATTGGCTCAAAAAGGCCGTCAAACGGCTAATAGAGGACTTGCAGGACGACCGTTACATATACGACACAGCGGAAGCGAATAAACGAATAAGGTTTATGGAAAAGCTGTGCCTGCAAAGCAAAGCACCGTACTATATGAAGCCGTTGAAGCTTATGCCTTGGCAGAAAGCGTGGTGGGAAGCGATATACAGCTTCCGTATGGCGGACACGGGGCTGCGGCGGTTTACCGAGGGGCTTTTAGAAGTCGCCCGTAAGAACGGGAAGAGCACAATGTTTGCGGCCGACGGCAACTGCGATTTGTTCATAGGCGAGGGCGGTATGGATATATGTTGTGCGAGCAACGACGACCGACAGGCCAAGCTGATATGGAGCGAAATCGCAGGAATGAGGCAAAGGCTTGACCCAGCGAAGTCAATAAGCCGACAGAACTATTCGGCATTGACGAACACGCTGAAGAACATAACCGTTTTCCGCCTGTCGAGCAAGACGCAGAACAAAGACGGCTTCAACATAAGCAAGACGTACCTCGACGAAAGTCACGACATAGCCGAAGAAAACGGGCAGAGCGAGATAGCCGAGGCCTGCTGGCGAGGAATGAGCAGTAAGGAAGAGCCGCTTTTCCTGAACTGCACTACACAAGGCTTCAACCGTGATTGCTACCTCGACCACAAGATAGCGTATGCGAAAAAGGTTATTGACGGCGAGATAGACGATGAGCACTTTATCGCATTCTTGTATGAACAGGACAGCGAGCAGGAAATCTGGCAGGACGAAAGTTCTTGGGAGAAGTCGAACCCGTCCATACGGTACGGCGTAAAAAAGGTTGCGAAGCTTGAGCGGGACATTCTGCTGGCAAAGACGGACAAGGCCACGAGAATACATATGCTCACAAAGGACTTCAATATCCAGCAGAGCAACGCTCAAACGTGGTTAATGCTTGAGGACTTCGACTATCCTACGGCGGACATAGATATAGAAGCGTTCAGGGGCTCGGTGTACTTGGGGGCTGTGGACTTATCAGCGACTACGGACTTGTCAAACGCAAAGGTGCTTTTGATGAACCCGACGACGAAAGAAAAGTTCGTTCTCTCGCACTATTGGATACCTGAAAGTAAGCTTGAGGACAGCGACGATAAGGCCGCAGGCGCACGGTACGTCGAGTGGGCGAAAAAAGGCTGGCTCACCGTCCACGAGGGCAACGAGATAGACATATCGCAGATAGCCGACTGGTTCTTCAAGCTTTACAAGGACTACGGCCTGAAGCCCTACAAAATCGGCTACGACCAGCGGTACGCAAAGACGTTCATAGACAGGTGCGCCGAGTACGGCTTCGATACGGAAATGCTGGCGCAGGGCAGGGCGTTGTCAAACGCTATGAAGCTCACCGAAGCGGACTTCCGTTCACGGTACATAAACTACGGCGGCAACGAGGTTGACAAATGGTGCTTATCAAACTGCTGTTGTAAGGTGGACGACGTCGGAAACATACAGCCCGTCAAGATACAGACGCAACACAGCAAGCGAATAGACGGGGCAGTAACCCTGATTATGCTTTACGAAACATTCAGGCGGTATAGAAGCGACTTTATGACGCTGATAGGGGGTTAGTGAATGGAATGGTTAGATAGATTACTTGGCAGAAAACAGCCGCAGAACAGCAGATATGCGTTGTCGCTGGACGGCTTCGTGCCGATATTCTCGCAGTTCGGGACAAACATATACGCAAGCGACGTCGTACAGCAGGCGTTGAAGTGCATAGTGGACGAGATAAAGAAGCTGAACCCGACGCACGTTCGGTACGTAGGGAATGACCCTGTACCTGTTGAGGGCGACATTCAGGAAGTCTTAAACAACCCGAATGAGCTTATGACAACGAGCGAGTTTTTGGAAAAGGTTACGTGGCTTCTGCTGATGAATTACAACGCCTTTATCATTCCGACGTATTACACGTGGAAAGACGAGAAAACGGGCGTTGAGCGCAGGCGTTACGAAAGCCTTTACCCGATAAAGCCGACGCAGGTTGACTTCATACAGGACGCAAGCGGAAAGCTCTACGCAAAGTTTATGTTTTGGAACGGCTACGAAACGACCATTCCCTACGACGACGTAATACACGTCCGCTACAATTACTCCGTAAATCAGTATATGGGCGGTAACGAAATGGGACAGCCCGACCACGAGGCCTTACTGAAAACGCTCGGCCTGAATTACGACCTGCTTAACGGGGTGGCAAAGGCTATGAAGTCCAGCTACGCCGTGAACGGTATCGTGAAGTACAACACGCTTATGGACGACGGCAAGACCGAGGCCGCTCTTAAGGAGCTTGAACGCAAGCTCAAAAACAGCGAGGACGGCTTCCTGCCGATAGACCTGAAAGCAGACTTCGTACCGTTACAGAGGACGGTATCGCTGGTAGACGCAAACACGCTGAAGTTCATAGACGAAAAGATACTCCGCAACTTCGGCGTCCCGCTGGCGATACTGACAGGCGACTACACGAAAGAGCAGTACGAGGCCTTTTACCAAAAGACGCTTGAGCCGATAACGATAGCTCTATCGCAGGCCTTTACGAAAAAGATGTTCTCAAGACGTGAAAGGGCGTTCGGCAACAAGATAGCCCTTTACCCGAAAGAGCTTATCTTTATGACCGTCCAGCAGACGCTTGATATGATAAACATTCTTTCACCGACGGGCGGTATGTTCGAGAACGAAAAGCGTGTCGCACTCGGCCTGCGCCCGATACCCGAATTAGAGGGCAAGCGGTTTATGTCGCTGAATTGGATAGACGCAAACAACGCCGACCAATATCAGGTCGGAAAGGACAAGAATGTAAACGTGGATATTGTTGACGAAGAAAAAGAGGAGATATAGGTATGGATAAGAAACCTTTAGAAAGACGCTCTTACGAGTTCGAAATAAGGGCGGAACAGACAGACAGGGGAAATATCATAACGGGCAGGCCGATAGTTTACAACAGCCGTACCGACCTCGGCCTTTTTGAGGAAGTAATAGACAGCGGTGCGCTGAACGGCACGAACCTGAACGACGTCCGTTTTCTTGTAAATCACGATACCCGTATGATACCGCTTGCAAGGAGCAGGCGCAACAATGGACATTCAACTATGCAGTTCTCGGTTGACGAGCTGGGAATGAACATAGATTGGATAGACCTCGACACACAGAGGAACGCTACGGCGGCCGCACTTTATTCGGCCGTTGAGCGTGGCGACATAAGCGGAATGAGCTTTATGTTCTCCGTGGACGAGGAGCGTTGGGAAAATCTCGAAAGCGATTACCCGACGAGGCATATAGTCAAGATAAGCTCCGTCGTAGAAGTAAGTGCGGTAACGTTCCCCGCTTACGAAGCGACGACCATTGACGCAAGAAGCAAGGAGGCATTGGAGAATGCTCGGTCGGCGTTGGAGAACGCAAGACAGCGGACTGCTCACGTAGTGGACACTACGAAAGAATTGGAGCTTGCAAAGGCAAAGATTATGATTTTATGAGGAGGAAAAAATGAGAAAGAGTATTCTCGAAAAAAGAATGGCTCGCCTTACCGCAAAGAAGGACGAGCTCAAGAGCAGAGCCCTTGCTTCCGCAGACGCTAATGAGGTCAGGGCAATTCAGGCGCAGATAGAAGACCTGAACGCAGAAATCGACGAAACCCGTGAGGAGCTGGCCGCTATCGAGGCAGAGGAAAAGAGAATGCAGGAAGTCCCTGCAGACGCCGAGAAGCGCAACGCTGGTATCGTAGCTTCTTTCGGACAGAAGCCCGAAGAGAAGAGAGCCGAGAACAAGCTGGAGTCTATGGAGTATAGACAGGCGTTTATGAAGTACGTGCAGACGGGCGAAGTCCGTGGCGACGTAATCAGCACAAACGAAACGGGAGCGGCTATTCCGCTTACCATTATGAACGAAGTCATCAATACCGTCCGCAAGAGATACGGCAACCTTTACAGCAAGGTTCGCAAGATGAACGTTCAGGGCGGCGTTGAGTTCCCGATAGGCGCACTTCAGGCTTCCTTTAAGTGGATAAACGAGTCCACCGTAAGCCCGAGGCAGAAGACCGACAAGCTGGGCAAGGTTCAGTTCTCTTATCATACCGCTGAAATCAGGGTAGCGCAGACATTCCTTTCCAGCATAGTAACCCTTTCCGCATTCGAGTCCAAGCTGGCCGAGATAATCGCTATCGCTTATCTTCAGGCTATGGACGAGGGTATCGTTAAGGGAAGCGGAAACGGACAGATGCTCGGTATCCTGAACGACGCTCGTGTTACCAACGTGGTAACTATGACCGCCGCACAGATTAGCGACTGGACAGAGTGGAGAAAGAGGTTCTTCAGCAAGCTTCCGCTGGGCTATCGTGCAGGAGAGTTTATCTTCCCGCTGTCTACCGTTGAGAGCTACCTCGAAACAATGGCAGACGCAAACAACAACCCGATATTCAGGCAGGCGACTGGCCTCGAAGTCAACGACGGCGACGCCGCAAACCCGAACGGCCGCTTCTTTGGCAGGGAAATTTCCCTTGTTGAGCCCGACATTCTTCCCGACTTTGATAGTGCGTCCAGCGGCGACGTAATCGGTATCTTCTGGCAGCCCGAAGAGTACGCAATCAACGAGAACTTCGGCTTCACAATGCGTAGGTACTTCGATGATGAAACTAACGAGTGGGTAGACAAGGCTCTCGTAGTAGTAGACGGCAAGGTACTGAATCCGACTGGATATTATCTGATAAAGAAGGCATAAAGAAAGGGGTGTTGTAAATGAACACTACAGTAAAATCTTTACAGGTTCTTTATGTGAAGCTTGGTGGTTCGCTGTCTGACACTTATGCGGGTATTGCTGATGGTGTTGCCGTTTCTGATTATGTCAACATTCCTGATTGCATTGCTGCCATTAAACAGGTTGCAGGTTCAGGCAGTGCGCTTCCTGCAGTGGCAAACAGTGATAAAGGAAAAATCCTTTCAGTAAACAACAGCGGTGAATGGGCTGCAGAAATGCCAAGTGTTGTTAATGTGAAAGGTATGGTCACAAGCGTGCTTGAAGGGGACGAGTATACACCTGAAACGTATTATGTGACCATGGAAGGTGAGGAAACGGCAGGTGCGCATTATAACGAAATTATCCAACTGGCAAAAGCTGGAATATTGGTGTTGTTCTCCATTAGTATATATGTGAAAGATGGTCAACTTGACCCTACGGGAACTGGTACACTTGATTCTGTCATGCGTTTTTATCCTTATAGCAAAAATAATGCAGAGTGGAGAACTATTGATAACACGTTAAAATTGACTGGTAATGAACATTTATGGGGTATTACTGCTCCTGAAAATTAAACGAAAGAGGTAATAGAAATGATTAACAAGGACAGAATAGTACCTATCGAAAAGATAGACTTCCTTTCCCTCATAGCTACCGTAATCGGACTTGTGGGAACAACCTATACCGTCCTCAAGTCCAGCGACATTGAGGGCAACTTCGCAGTAGAAACTGCGGGCGTTTACCTTGCCGACCAGCCCGTAAAGGCTCTTGACTTTACGGCGGCAAGCGGAACGGTTTATTTCACTCCTGCGTATGACTTCGCAGGTATCACCGTAAACGGCGCAGAAGCTACCATAGCCGAAGGAAGCGCAGAGGTCGAGTCCAACGCAGTAGGTCTTTACAGGGCGGTACTGTCGAGCGGTTCTGTGACCGTAACTGCAATAACTCCGAACGTAGAGTAGGAAGAGGTGGCGGACAATGCTTGAGGACGTGAAAAAAGCACTCGGAATAACGGGCGATTTTCAGGACGCAACGCTGAATATCTATATAGACGAGGTCGTGGCGTTCCTGACAAGCGCAGGCGTTCCGAGGGGGAAAATCACTTCGGGCATTGTCGCCCGTGGCGTAGCCGATTTATGGAATTACGGCGGGGCGCAAGGTGAGCTCTCCGAATACTTTATGCAGAGGGCGACACAGCTCTCTTACGGGGGGTAATTATGTATAAACCGAGCACACCGTTTTCCACAGCACTTGCCCTGCTCATTCCGACGTACGATAAGGCGTTGGGAGTGCCTACAAAGACATTCCCAACGCTGGCCGAGGGCGTCCCGATTAACGCAAGCTTCAAGACGTACGGCGGAAGCGAACGGGTAGAGAACGGGCTTTACTCCATTGTTGATACCGCTGATGTTGTGACGTGGTACAGGCCTGATATAAAGGCCGACTGCCGAGTGGCGGTAATGCAGACGGGGGCTGTGTATGAAATCATATCCGAGCCTGAAAATATAGATATGCGAAATCAGTATGTCAGGTTTAAGGTTCGGAGAGTAAAAGGCGGGGCGTAATGGCAAGAGCGAAATTAGAGTTCGAGGGCTTTTCCGAGATAGCACAAAGGTATATTGAGTTCGGGGCAAATCTCCGTAAGGGAACGGAGCAGGCTCTTGTTGCGACGCACGAATACATAACGTCGAACATTGAGCAGGTGTTCACTCCCAGCAATATGCCAGCGAAAGGAAAGTATTGGACGGGAAAAACGCTCGAAAAGTTACGCAGGCAGGCGACGGTAGAATGGAACGGGGACGTTGCAAGTGTGCCCGTCGGCTTCGAGATAAAAGAGGCGGGCATAAACAGCATATTCCTTATGTATGGCACTCCGAGGCACAAGCCGCCGATGAAAGCGGCGAGGGGGCTTTACGACGCTATCTACGGCAAAAAGACCATAGAGAACGTACGGGGCATACAGGAAGAAGTGCTATACCGTGGGCTGGAAAACTTATGAGGAAAGACGAATGAAAGATTTACTGATACAGCTATTAGAAACGTTCGGATACCCTGTCAGGTTACAGGGCTCGCTGGGCGAGGCCGAGGCTTATCCCGATACGTTCTTCACGTTTTGGAACAATACCAGCGACGACAATAATCATTATGACAATGAGCCTGTCGGCTGGACGTGGAGCTTTGAAGTAAACGTTTATTCGACGAGCCCGCAGTTGGTGAACAGCCTTTTAGCGCAGGCTATCGTCTTGCTGAAGAGAAACGGCTTCGCCGTAGGTGGCAAAGGCCACGACGTTTATAGCGATGAAATAACACATACAGGTAGAGGCGTGACAGTCCTGAAATACGAACACAACAACAGGACGGCGCAGGAATAAAAGAGGAGAATTACAATGCCGAGTCCAACACTTCAGGAAATAGTTGAGTATCGTGGTGTTGAGGGGCTTGTGGCCGCAGAAGTAACTGTGGACGACAACAGCTCCGAGACAGGCCACGGCTACGTGACGGGCAACGTTTTCGCAATAGCGGGCGTAGCCGAAATCAGCCGTGTAACCGACAGCTCCAACGAGGCTCATTACTACGACAACATTCCCGCAGTCATTGTGTCCAGCACTTCCGCAGACGAGGTTACTATAAGTGCCTCTGCGATACCGCTGGACGTAATGGCTGAAATCACAGGGCAGTATTACGACGACACGCTCGGAGCGTTCATTGAGGGCGCACGTCAGGTCAAGTATTTCGCCCTTGGTTACAAGACCAAAAAGACAAACGGCGACGAGGTTTATGTATGGCGTTACAAGGGAACGTTCAACATTCCTCCGCAGACCAATACCACAGAGAACGACGGTACTGACGCAAACGGTCAGGAGATAGTCTACACAGGTATATCCACGACTCACAAGTTCGTAAAGACTGGTAAGGGCGCAAAGGCTCTTAACGTAGACGTGGCGAAAGACCTTGCCAAAGTAGACACTTTCTTCGACACGGTTACAACTCCCGACTCTCTGCAGGCAAAGTGAACTGACACACAGCAGAACAGAGGGGACAGCGTGACACAGCACGTTTCCGTGGCTTATTCCTTTCCCACGGATTACCCTCTTGTTCATAAGAAAGGAGAACGAAAATGATACTGAATATTTACGACAAGAAGCAGATAGTAAAGACTTACGAGGCCGACGCATACGACCTGATGTTCGGCGTGCTTGAGGACGTAGCGGCCGTGGTAAAGCTTGACGAGCTCAAAGAGGGCTCGGACGCCGAGATAATAAAGCTCATAGGCGGGGCTGTCCTTGCGAGTATGGACACCGTAAAAGACCTGCTCAAAGACATTTTCGACGGGGTGACGGACGACGAGCTCCGCAATACGAGAATATCCGAGATAGCGGCGGTTCTGCTTGACGTCGTTAAGTACACGATAAAGAAGCTCGGGACACTTAAATCAAAAAACTGAACGAGGGGCAGGTCAACCTGTCCCTCTATGAGATTTTTTTCGAGCTTGAAGTAAGTCTATGCGAACGTTTTCCGAGCTTGAGCCCGTTCGACATAAGGCGCACTAAAGGCCGTGAGGTATTTGTGCTTTTGGAACGGCTGACGAACTACAACAAGCGCACGAAGAACGGAACGCATACTACGCAGGTTCGACGTCCCGCTACCGACAATTGGTTTTAGGAAAATCGCCGATTTGAGCGAGGATATTTTTGACAAGGCAAAACTGCTTAAGCAATACTCAAAAGCGTTTCACAGGGGCGGTTTTGGGGCTTTGAGGGGTAAATATGGCTGATAAGGGCGAAAACATAACAACACGGTTTAAGGTAGATATATCCGACCTTAAGGCGGGCATACAAGAGGCCAATAAACAAATTAAGCTGGCGAACGCCGAGTTTAAGGCGGCCACGGCGGGAATGGACGACTGGGCGAAGTCTGCCGACGGCATTAAGGCGAAGCTGTCGCAGTTGGAGTCCGTTCTTTCGGCGCAGAAGTCGAAGCTCTCGGCGTACCAGCAGGAACTTGAGCGCAACGAAAAGGCCTACGAGGAAAACGGCAAACGGGCGGCGGAGCTCCGTAAGCAGTTGCAACAGCTTGCGGCTAATGGCGTTTCAAAGACGAGCGATGAGTATAAGACGCTCGAAAAAGAGCTCATCGCAACCGAAAAAGAGCAGGCGAGCAATCAAAAGGCCGCTGACGACCTGAAGTTGACGATACTTAATCAGCAGGCGGCGGTCGCTTCTACTGAAAAGGAGCTACGCAAATACAATACAGCCCTCGACGACGTAGGCAAAGAAGAAAAAGAAACGGCCAAAGAGGGCGACGGTGCTAAAAAGGGACTGAAAGACGTCGGCGACGAAGCTCAAAAGACCGAGAAGAAGACAGGAAGCCTCGCAAAGTCACTCTCAAAGGGGCTCGTAAAAGGGCTGGCCGCAGTAGGAGCGGCGGCGGGGGCGGCCGTAAGCGGGCTTATTGCCGCAACGATAAGTTCAGGCGATTACGCTGACGAACTGCTCACTATGTCGCAGGTGACTGGCGTTTCAACCGAGTCTTTACAGGAACTGCAATATGCGGCGGAGCTCGTAGACGTTTCCGTAGATACCATAACGGGCACAATGCGGAAGAACATTCAGTCTATGCAAAAGGCCGCAAACGGTTCAAAGGAGTACGAGGCGGCTTACAAGAAGCTGGGCGTTACCGTTAAGAACGCAGACGGCTCTATGCGTGACAGCGAAGAGGTCTATTGGGAAATGATAGACGCTCTCGGCAAAATGGAAGAGGGCACGGAGCGTGACGCTCTCGCTATGCAGTTGTTCGGAAAGAGCGCACAAGAGCTGAACCCGCTTATCAATACGGGCTCGGAAGGAATGCAGGAGCTCGCAAAGCAGGCGCACGAGGCGGGGGCGGTTATGTCGGGCGACGCTCTTAAGGCTATGGGCAAGTTCGACGACGCTATGGAGAAGCTGAAAAGCGGAACGAATGCGGCGAAGAACGCTCTCGGAACGGTGCTTATGCCTATGCTGGAAAACCTTGCTACCGAGGGTACGTCTCTCGTGGCCGAGTTCACAAAGGGCATAAACGACGCAGGCGGCGACTGGGGCAAGTTGAGCGAGGTTATCGGAAGCACGATAGGCAGGATAGCCGAAATCATACTTCGAGAACTTCCGAAAATAATGCAGATGGGCGTTGAGATAGTTATGTCGCTTGTAAGGGCGATAATCAAGACTTTGCCGAGCTTGATACAGAGTGCGGCAAAGCTCGTCCCGACTATCATCAAAGAGCTCGTGGACGCAATACCCGAACTCATAAATGCGGCCGTACAGGTGTTTATGGCGTTGGTTGACGCAATACCGCTTATGCTTCCCGTACTGATAGAAGCTATCCCGAAGATAATAACGGCCGTCGTGACTACGCTGATACAGAACATACCCGTTCTGCTTCAGGGGGCTATAAAGCTCTTTATGGCACTTGTGCAGGCGATACCCACAATAGTCGTTGAGCTTGTAAAGGCTTTACCCGCTATTGTCACGACGTTCATAAACACGGTGTCCGAGCCGCTGAAGAACGTTTTTAGCGGTATATGGAGCAGGCTCACGGACGGCGCAAAGAACGCTTGGCAGGGCATAAAAAACGTTTTCGGTTCGGTGACGGGCTGGTTCAAGAGCATATTTACGGACGCTTGGACGGCCGTAAAGAACGTTTTCTCTTCGGCGGGAACAATCTTTAAGGGCATTAAAGAGGGCATTGTCAACGCCTTTAAGACAGTCGTGAACGCTATAATCAGGGGAATAAACAAGGTCGTTGCGATACCGTTCAATGCTATCAATAATGCGCTCGCAAAAATAAGGGACGTGTCAATTCTCGGAATACAGCCGTTCAAGTCCTTGCTTGCGAATGCGTATATACGTGTCCCGCAGATACCATTACTTGAGGCGGGCGGCGTACTCCGAAAGGGGCAGGTCGGTCTGTTAGAGGGTAAAGGCGCAGAGGCCGTTGTACCTCTTGACAGGAACAAGGCGTGGATAGCGGCGGTCGCTGGGGATATGCTTAAACAGCTCCAGCAGACCGAGGGCAATTCGCTGTCTAATATAACGAACAGCAGGGCGGTGTCTTATACGCAGAATATTTATAGCCCGAAAGCTCCGAGCAGGATAGACATTTACAGGCAGACAAGAAATCTGCTGGCATTCGCAGAGGCGGGGGGTATCTAATGTTTGAATTACAGGTACGCAACAACAACGGCGAAACGATTACGCTGACGGGGCAGGAAACGAATTATCAGGTGGCAAAGATAACAGGCCTGAACCCGCCGAGGGCGCAGTTGAACACGAGCCCGATAGTCGGTATGGACGGGGCACGTTACAACAGCGCAAGGCTGAACACAAGGAACATCGTTATCACTATAAAGATAAACGGGGACGTCGAAACAAACAGGCAGTATCTGTACCTGTTCTTCCCGACGAAAATGCCGTGCCGCCTGTTCTTTAAGAACGAGCACAGGGACGTTTACATTGACGGCTACGTGGAGTCGTTCGAGTGCGATATTTTCTCCAATAAGGAGCTGGCGCAGGTGTCAATAATCTGCCTGCAACCGTACTTCCTCGATATGGAAGAAACGCTGGACGACATAAGCCGTGTCGTAGGCCTGTTCGAGTTCAATTGGTTCATCAACGAGGACGCTCCGATAGCCTTTTCGGAGTATCAGGACACGGGGAGCGTGGACGTTTACAACGCTTCTTCAGGCGAAACGGGGCTTATCATTGAGGCCAGCTTTGCGGGGGCGGTCAACGCACTTGAGATACGCAACGCCTTAACAGGCGAAGCCCTGACGCTGAATTACAGCTTCATAACGGGCGACCTGTTGACGATTAACACGAACAAGGGCGAAAAGAGCGTGTCGCTGGTACGTGACGGCGATACGTATAACCTGTTCTCGGCCGTGGAGATAGGCTCAAAGTTCCTGCAACTTGAGCAGGGCGACAATTACTTTACCTACGAGGCCGACGACGGGGCAAGCGACGCCAACGTTTACATCGTTTTCAGGCACAGAACACATTACAGGGGAGTCTAATATGGCGGACTTATATGTACTTGACAAGAACCTGAAATCAAAAGGGATAATAGACAACTACACGTCGCTTATATGGGCTGACAGGTATTATGAAAAGGGCGACTGCGAGGTTTATATGCCCGCCACAATAAAGGCGTTGAATACGCTGACAAAGGGCGATTACCTTATCAAGTCCGACTCGCCTATGGTCTGCATAATTGACAAGATAGAGATAGACACAGACGTTGAGAACGGCAACTACCTGATAGTCACGGGCACAGACTCAAAAGGGCTGTTGGACAGGCGTGTCGTATGGAACACGATAAGCATTGACGGGAACGTGGAAGCGGCAGTTCGGGCTATGGTGAACAATGCGCTCGGAGATACGGACATTCCCGAAAGAAAGCTCTTAAAGGCGAACGGCCAGCGGCTTCTTTACCTCGGAGCTTCACAGGGCTTGGGCGAAGTGGCAACGGAGCAGGTAAGCTACAAGAACATCGGGGAAAAGGTTCGGGAGTATTGCAAGAAATACAAGTGGGGGTACAAGGTCTACGAGCAGAACGGGGCGTTGTACTTTACCCTTTACAGGGGACAGGACAAGTCCGACTCTGTCGTGTTCTCGAACGAATACGAAAACTTGCTCTCATCAACGTACCTTGAGGACTACACGAAGATTGCCAACGTTGCGCTCGTTGCGGGCGAGGGTGAGGGCGCAGAGCGAGCCCGTATGACCTCGGGCAACTCCGATTACGCCAGCACGGACAGGTACGAAATCTACGTAGACGCAAAGGATATTTCCAGCAGTATAACCTACGCCGAGCTCATAGAAGCGTACCCGTCGGGAACAATAGTCCCTGCGGGGGCGGGCTTCGGATATAAGGTGAACACGCTGGACATTCCGATACTTGACGGCGACCAGCAGGCCAAACTTGAGGCGGAATATCCGAGCGGTACGGTCGTAGTAGTAAGCGGCGTGGAATATTACCGACTGACGAACATAGTTATCGCAACAATGGAAGAAAGTGCCCCAGCGGACACAGACACGGTAACGCTGGCAAGCGTTATATACGACACGTACATTCTTACGAGAGGCCAGCAGAAGCTTGCCGAGTACGGGGAAGTAAAATCGTTTGACGGCGTGGTAGAGCCGAATACGACATTCGTTTTCCGTGAAGATTATGACCTCGGGGACGTTGTCACGGTTGAGAACGAGTACGGCGTTTCGGTAAAGGCGAGAATAGTCGAGGTCGTAGAGGTAGAGGACAATAACGGTTATTCCATACGTCCGAAGTTCGATTATGAGGAGATAAGCGTCGGCCTTGAAGTGCCTCTGCTGACACAGCAGGAAGAGCCGATTTTGGCGCAGGACGGCCGCAAGCTTATGACAGCCCGTTCTTTGGCCTCGGCAAACGGGGTAAAAATTACGGAGCTTCCGAACGCTGGCGACTTGGGCGAGGGGCATTACTTCGCCGTATCAAGCGAAGAGGAAACTGCAAAGGTGTCCTATACGGAGCTGGTGGGCGATGTTGCGGACGACGTAGTTGACGACGTTGTTAACAACATACCCGACGCCAGCACGACGGAGCGTGGCCTGATGAGCACAGGCGACCAACACTTCGCAGGAAGCAAAACGTTCGTTACTCCAAGGGTAAAGCAAGGAGGCTCAAATGTTCCTGCGGCAATAGGATTTAAGACGTTTGACGACATTCAAAACGGAATGATTTTAATGACAACGTACAACGCACACGGCAGATATTCGTTGTATCGTTTTCAGTTTAGAGAATACTCTTTGAGTTCATCAACGAATGAGCCTTTGCCCTTTTATGATAACTTTAGATTCCCCGCACCCGATTGGGACAAAACCGAAAATACAGCTTACGAAATCATCACGACGAAGAACATCGGCGATATACCTTTGAATGTTGACTATGTATCGGGAACGAAAAGTCATTCTGGGACGTCTGGCTTTGTAGACCTTGACACGGTGACGATTAGTACGGCTGGGATATATTTGATAGAGGCGCATTTTACCACAACACGCACAGGTTATGCGGCAGACAAGCGAAGGTCGGTTACTTTTACAGGGCAAATTACTTTATCGTCAGGCGAATATTGGAGAAATAGCGGGACGCTTGATGTTCTGGGCGTTTCTTTAACTGCATTGTATCAAATTGCGGCAGGGACAACGATAACGTTCAAAGCCGCACAGACCACAAACGACAGCACGGTCACGTTGCAGTCGCAGACCCACGGGGTACAATATCACATTATCCGTTTGAGGTGAAAAAATGGAACAGGTAGCGACAACAAAGGAGCATACAAAATGGGTGACAAAGAATTAAGGAGAGGAAAAAGCGTTTTCGCAGAGAGGTAATAATATGGCAGAACAGGTATTCACAAACGTCAACTGCGGCTTCTTCGTATCGCAGGACGGCGACAGACTTTACACAGCCGAGGATATGAACAGGCCGTACAAGAGGCTTGTGTCAAACGGCGTTTTCGCTACGCAGGACGGCACTCCGAGCTCGGACTTACAGGTGCTGGCCGACAGCGGGCGCAACATAAGCGTCGCAAAGGGGCAGGGGCTTTTCGGTGACAAGTGGTTTGAGAACCCAGCGGTCATTCCGATAACCGTTCCCAGCAATTCCACTTCAAACCCAAGAATAGACTCGGTCGTAGTGCAGGTCAACACGAACACTTCCGTCCGTGCAGGCCGAATAATCTACAGAACAGGAACGGCCTCGGCCTCTCCGAGTGCGCCTGCTCTTACCGAGGCGGCGGGCATATCCGAGTATAGGCTGGCGAACGTTTACGTAGCTTCGCAGGCGACCGCAATATCGCAGGCGAATATAACCGACTGCAGAGGCACGAGCGAATGTCCGTGGGTGACGTCGTTGGTGAAGCAGGTAGACACGTCTACGCTCTTTGCACAATGGGCGGCGGCCTTTGACGACTATTACGCACAGGCTACGGCCGACTACGAGGAATACGTTTCCGAGCAACAGCAGGCGTGGGAAGACTTTATGGATAGCTTGACGCAGGAGCTGTCCGTGGCGACAAACGTTCTTATGCTGACGAACTCCGTAGCGGCGGCCGCTGACAACGTCCGCAACTTCAATATAGGGATAGCGGGCTTTGACGCAAGCACCGATATACTAATGGTGTTCATCAACGGCCTGAACGCTGTCGGCAAGTACACGCTGAACGGTAACACGTCCATACAGTTAACGAACGCTATCAACACGGGCGATGCAGTGAGCTTCGTTGTGCTGAAGTCCGTTATATCTTCGGACATTCAGTCCGTAGCTTCCCTCATACAGTCGCTCTCGACGCAGGTAGCCGCTCTGTCCACAAGAATACCCGAAGCTCCCACCGAGGACGGAACGTACGTCTTAAAGGTAACTGTTACGTCGCACACGCCGACTTATAGCTGGGTAGAGGAGTAATTCACGATATCGAGATAAAGCCGCCCCAAAAGGGCGGTTTTTATTATTCGAAAAATATTTTTGAAAAAGTTGAAAAAAGTCCTTGACGTATAGAGCCCTATACTGTATAATGAAGCTGTAATTGAGAGTTGAAGCCCCACGGGGCGGAAAGGAAAACAAAATGAGAAACGGAATGAACACTTACATCGACGCACAGAACGTTAAGAACTCTACCCTCGGAAAGCTTACTTGGGAAGAAATCGGAACTCTCGGCCTGCTGAACTGCGGTATCTGCACTTACAGAGGCGAGCTGAAGACAAGATACAACGGAATGAAGAGAATAGACAAGAGCAACGGCACTCACATTGAGTACTGGTTCGAGGGAACGAAAGAGCGTGCCGAGTTCGTGGAGCTCACAAGCGATAGCGACGAAGTAAGGTATTGGGCTGGCAGGCTTTACAACAAAGCCGAGGAGCGTTACGTCACCGCTTATACGCTGGGCGTCTACGGTTGCAATTTCTTCAGGGACAGGTAAAAACAGAGTGACGCCCGAAAGGGCGGTAATGTTGCCGAGGACGGTCACAAGCCCGTCGATATAGAAAGGGAGAAAAGGAAATGGCAGAAACATACAAGCTCACGATAAGGAATATCGCTCAATGGACGGACTACAAGTTCAGTTATTACGGAACGAATATCAGCCTTTACAATATGGTGGACGAGGACGGAAAGGTTTACGTCTGGAAAACGTCCTCGGCTCTGGTAAAGGTCGTTCCCGACGAAACGCCAAGGCACAATGACGCTTACTACGTGGCCGACAAGGGCGACGTCGTCGAGATAAGGGCTTCCGTAAAGGGTGAGAGCGAATACAAGGGCGAGAAGCAGACCGAGCTTACGAGGTGCAAGCTGATAAACATTCTCAAGAAAGCTCCGACCAAAGAACAGCTCGACGAAGCGAAAGCAAAGGAACAGCTCGCTTCCCTTAAGGGCGAGGACTTCATTTGGGAAATGCCCTATAAGCAGTACAAGGAGCACTACGCCGACTGCGAAACGCTGGCGGGCTCATTCTGCAGGCACGAATACGAGGTATCTACCATAAAGGTAATTATCCGTGAGGGCAGGCTCAAAGCTTCAGGCGTAAGAGGCCAGCACTTCCACAGCTACGAAATGACAAACGAGCTGGGGCAGAGAACGGCTTACGTAGCGGTCTGCGAGGACAACGCTATCAGGAGAGCCGAAAAGGATTATCCCGAGCACGAGTGGGTATGCACAAAGATATTTTGGTGAGCCCGATAACGGGGGCGGCGGAAAGCCGCCCTCTTTTTTATTGCTCGGATAGAGTATTATCTTCCCGTTTAAGGTCGAAAATCGCCCATTTGAGCGTGTTTTATTGTCCGAGCGGTAAACTGTGCCTTAATCATTCCAGCGACGCTAAAATCGTCCGAAAAGGTTATTCCGTTAAGGTGATTAAGATGAGCTTTACGGAAAACCCGTCAATACTTCCAATGAATTGAAACGTCGTCGCCGTCTATGTATATCTTGTCGATAAGGGCGGTTACAATATCCCTCGTCTGCTCAAAGGTTGCGGCTTCGAGCACTTCGGCGAACGTCTTAAACTTCTTCCGCACTTCTGCTTCCGTTTCACGGGGCTGTTCGGTGAGCCCGACCAGCTCTGCCTCAAGCCGTTTCCGCTGGCCGTTCAGTTCCTGCATTTTCCGTTCAATGCTATCCAGCGGGGCGGAGTCTATCGAATAGAGCTCAACAAGCTTTTCGACCTGACTATCTATGCGGGCTATCTGCTTTTTTACTGCTTCAGGGGAGCGGCGGGCGAGCGGTTTTACGGGCTTCCATTCGGTATCTACGAGGAGCTTTTTTACCTCATTAAGAACGAGGCTGTCAAGCTTGTCTGTTCGCCACAGTTTATTACGGCAGTCCCTTTTCCCTTTAAGGCGGGCGGAGCAGGTATAGTACGACCACTTCTGCTTCTTGGCCTTTGCGTACTTATGGCCGCATTGAGCGCAGTACAGAAGTCCGCCGCAAATCGTCGTGTGACGTCCTGACGTCCTTCCTGAAGCGTGCAACTGTCTATTACGGGCAATTTGTTCTTGCGCAGAATTAAAGAGCTCCAAAGGGACGATTTTCTCGTGCCTGCCCTCGTAGTATTTATCCTTGTACTTAACCTTGCCTATGTAGACGGGGTTCATTAGAACGTTGCGTATCGTCGTTCTGTTCCACGTCCCGTACTTATGCCGCAAGCCCTCGTCGGCGAAAAGCTTTTCAATAGCGGCGATAGTCTTTCCCGAGGTAAACAATTCAAAGACACGGCGCACCTGAACGGCCTCGTCGCTGGGGACGAGCATTTTATCTTCAGGGACGTAATCGTAGCCGAGCGGGACTTGCGCCGCACCGATGAAGTACCCGCTCTTGACACGGGCTTCCTTGCCGAGCGACATACGCTCTTTAATCTGCTCCCGCTCAAGCTGGGCGAACACGGCCAGCGTTCCTACCATAGCTTTACCAAAGGCCGTAGACGTATCGAAGTTTTCCGTCATAGAAACGAAGTCCGCTCCGTTGGCTATGAATACCTTTTCTATAAGGTAAAGGGTGTCAAGCTGTGAACGGGACAGGCGGTCGAGCTTGTAAACGATAACCTTTTTTATCTTCCCGTCCTTGACGTCCGATATGAGCCGCTTCATAGCGGGGCGGTCGAGGCTTGCGCCTGAAAAGCCTGCGTCTATGTATCTATTGTAGATATTCCAGCCCAATGCGTCGCAATATTTGACGAGCCGTTCTTCCTGCTCCTGAATGGAATATCCCTCGGCGGCTTGCTCCTGCGTGGACACACGGGCATATATGCCTACGTTCATTTCCTGTTTTCCCTTATGGCGGCTATGGCAATATCAAACGCCATACGCAGAACGGCGCATTCCTTTTCTGTGAGGGCGATACCGTCAAGAAGCGTATGCTCATTCACGGCGAGTACGTCCCTTATGTTCCGTGGAGCGTCCTCGGCCGCTTCAAGTGCCGCAGGGGCGATATTCCCACGGGCGACTTCCTCAACGCTTATCCCGAGGGCTTTACAAAAGGTACGGACGTTTGTCCACGTGGCGTTCTTTATCCCTCGGCGGAGTATCGTGTCAACGTTTGAATAGATAAGGCCGTTTTCCTGAACAAAGGCACGGACGCTTCCGTATTTAGAGAGTATGTATTCCTTTAACTTTTCTTCAATAGACATAACGGTGCTCCTTTCTGCATTCATTTTAGCTCCAACAACGTGAAAAAACAATCTTTCTTTTCGTTTTCGCAAAACTTTTTTTCGTAGGCACAAAGACAAAAGGCCGAAAACCCGTTGCAATTACAGGCTGCAAAGCGATTTTTGCAAAATCAAAAAAAATGCTTTACTTTTCCGTGGGATTTTTGTAAAATGAAAAAGGAAGTTTTGAGAAATCAAAAATGCCGAATACTGAAGAAAGGGGGTGGGACGATGTATCCGAACTTAAGAGCCGAATTAGCCCGTAAGGGCGCAACGCTGACAAAGGTTGCTGAATATCTCGGAATAAATATCTCTACGCTGTCGCAGAAGTACAACGGTAAGAGCGAATGGAGCTTCCGAGAAGTAATAGCGATTAAAGAGTTCCTCGGCACGACAATGCCGTTGGAAGAGCTGTTTGCGGAGGAAAAGTAAATGGTAAAGAACTTCCACAACGGAAAAGAAGTCGCTGACTTGTCAAAGGTGGTAGTCAGGGAAAAGGACGCTCCGCAGTTGTACCAGCTTATAGCGGAGATAGAAAGGAGCAGAAATGAAAAAGCTGATGAAAAAAACGGTTGAAATCGGGGACGTGCTGGCGGTAATCGCATACGTCGCAATATGCCTGATGATAGGCGCACTCACGGCCTCTTATATGTGCAAGTAGCAAGCCGAAAAAAGAAAGGAAAAAGACAATGGATATTACTTACTTCAACAATGACGTAAAGAGCTGGCTCGAAATGAACGCCAAGCTCCAGCAGAAGAAAAGGGCTCTTCGTAAGGAGCTGTCCGAGCTGGGAGTACAGAAGAAAGAGGGGCGTAATGACTACGACCGCTACAATTATTTCAGCGAGGCGCAGTACAAGGAGCTGTTCACGAAGCTGTTCTCAAAGCACGGGCTCGAACTGAAGTTCACAGAGCTTGAATACGGGCTGTTCGACGGCTCGGAAAAGCAGAGCAACGGCCGTATGCCGAAGCTTGAGTTCAGGCTATTCGACACGGAAACGGGCTTTTACGAGGCGACCGTGATAACTGGCGAGGGAATGGATAAAGGCGACAAGGCGGGCTACAAGGCCTACACAGGGGCACTCAAATACTACCTCGCCGATACCTTTATGGTAGCAACGGGTGACGACCCTGAAAAGGACTCTCCCGAAACGCCGATGAACAAGAAGAGTGAGCGCAAGGCCAGCCCGAAGCAGGTTGAGTACCTGACGAGCTTCTACAAGGGCGACCTGCTGGACAAACTGCTGGCCGCTAACGGTATTACCAAGATAGAGGACATATCTATGAGCAAGGCGAGCGAGCTCATCTCGAAGATACAGGAAAGGAAAGGAGAACAGTAATGGACGAAATGATGCTTACGGTAGTAAAGAACGGCGAGGTAGGCTTAACTCCCGAGGCCGAGCGTGCGCTGGTAACTCTTTCCGAAAACTTGAAGTTGGCAAAGGAGCAGTACGACGAGTTCGTGAGCAAGCTTCAGGCGGCTATGGAAGCCGAGGGGCTAATCAAAATCGAAACGCCGTGGGTGCGTGTCAACTACATCGCTGAAACGGACAGGGAAAAGTTCGACAGTAAGGCACTCCGAGCGGAGCGTCCCGACATTTACGACAACTATACCAAGCTGACAAAGGTTAAGGCTTCTGTGAGGGTGACGGTGTTATGAGCGAAAAGGACTTCGCAGTTGTGATAAAGGGGCACTACCTTGAGTATTACGACGACGAGCATATATACCTTGTGGACGGGGTAATCGTCCCGAGCGTGTCCGAGATACTGTCGGTAAAGTTCGGCGGCAAGTACAGCGGCGTTGACAAGACGACGCTCCGCAAGGCCGCTGAAGCAGGGACGGCCGTTCACGAGGCGATAGAACAGTTGTGCAAAACGGGCGAGGCCGACACGGACATTCCCGAAGTGCGTAACTTCTTATGGCTGAAAAAACAGTACGGCTTCGAGGTGGTATCGAATGAGCTTCCCGTTCTTCTCTCAAAAGGCGGGAAGCCCATAGCGGCGGGGCGGCTTGATATGGTGCTGTCGATGAACAAAGAGCTCGGTATTGCCGACATAAAGCGTACGTCCGTTTTGGACAAGGAATACGTAGCGTTCCAAACGAACATTTACAGAATTGCGTTCCAGCAGAGCTACGACTTGGACGCAAAGTTCTTGAGGGTAATTCACTTAAGGGAAAACGTAAGGAAGTTCGTTCCGTTGCCGATTAACCCTGAAATGGCGATAGGGCTCGTGGAAGACTTCTTGGAAAGGAAAAACGATGAATAAGGTTGAATTGATAGGCAGGACAACAAAGGACATAGAGCTCCGCTATACCGAGGGCTCGCAGACGGCTTTTACCCGCTTTTCGCTGGCCGTTCCGAGGCGCAAAAAGGTAGAGGGACAGCCCGAAGCGGACTTCGTGAACTGTCAGGCGTGGAAGACCACGGCGGAGCTTCTCGAGAAGTACGTGAAAAAGGGCGACCGCATAGCCGTAACAGGCCGCTTGAATGTAAGCTCCTACGAAAAGGACGGGAAAAAGGTTTACGTCACCGAGGTCGTTGTTGACGAGGTGGAGTTCCTCGAACCCAAGAGCAAAGAGCCGAAGCAGGAGTCGCCCGTCGAGGGCTTTTCTATGACGGACGAGGACATTCCGTTTTGAGGGTAAGTTATGAATAGCGACTATGACCTTTATATGGAGTTGCAGGCCAAGACAAGACAGCTCGACGCTTCGGTAAAGCTTCTTCGGGCAAACGGTACGGAGTACGCACAGGCCGAGCGTGATTACAAGGTGCTTTTAAGGCAGGAATGCTTGAAGCTCCGTGACGCTGGTATGGCCGTCGGAATGATAAATATGACGGCCTACGGTATCCCTGCGGTAGCGGAAGCCCGTTTCCGCAGGGACGTAGCAGAGGCGACATACAAGGCTAATCAGGAAGCGATAAATACGCTCAAACTTCAAATGCGCCTTATAGAGTCGCAGATACAGCGGGAATGGGGGCAGGCAGGTAATGAGTAAGTCTATCGTATCGAATGAAAAGGTTTGTTTGATATGCGGCACTACATACGGCCTACACAAACATCATATTTACTTCGGGCACGGTTACAGAGAGCTGTCCGAAAAGTACGGTTGCTGGTGCTATCTGTGTAGCCGACATCACAACTTCTCGGCCGTCGGCGTCCATAACAACAGGGAAGCCGACTTGAAGCTGAAACGTTATTGCCAAAAGCTGTGGGAGCAGAGATATGACCGAGAAAGTTTTATGCGGATATTCGGACGGAGTTATCTGTGAAATCAAAATGAAGTTGCCGTCGCTCAATGATTACGTCCGCCTTTGCAGAGCAGACAAATACGGGGCGGCGGCTTACAAGAAGAAGCTCGAACAGCAGATAGGCCTTTTTACGGGGCGGCTTCCGAAGTTTGAGAAGCCCGTGGAAATACACTTCCATTGGATAGAGGAGAACAAACGGCGGGACTATGACAACGTGTGTTTCGCCAAGAAGTTCATTCTCGATGAGCTGGTAAAGCAGGGGAAGCTAAAGGACGATAACCGTAAGTGTGTAGCCGCATTCAAGGACACGTTCGGGTACGGTGATAAGGCTGAAGTAATCTTAACGATAAAGGAGAGAAACGATGAATAGAAAAAGGAGCGGTAATTCGCAGGTCGATAGGGTAATCGAATATATGAGGGCGCACGGGAGCATTACCTCTATGGACGCATTCGAGGACTTGCGTATAACAAGGCTCTCGGCGGTAATATTCAGGGCGAAGCGGCTCGGGTATCATATCGCCACGGTAATAGAAACAAGCGAAAGGAGCGACATAACCTTTTACGCAAGGTATTCGTTGGAGGAGTAATGAAAAGCGAGAATTACATATCCGTACAAGGCTGGATGCGGAACGAGCTCGGCCTTAAGGGGAATGACCTTTTGGTCTATGCCGTGATATACGGCTTCTCACAGACCGAAAATCAATGCTTCACGGGGACGCTGTCATACCTCGCCGACTGGTGCGGGTGCTCTAAACAGGGCGTGATGAAGAACCTTAAGTCCTTACAGGATAAGGGGCTCATCGTCAAAGAAGAAAAGCGTGTCAACGGGGTAAAGTTTGTTTCATACTATGCAACTCAGTTTAACGAGGTGGTAAACACAGTTTACGGGGGTATGAAACAAAGTTTAACGGGGGGCGGTAAACACAGTTTACCCAATAATAATATAGAGGGTGAAAATATAGAAGATACTAAAGAACATACTAAAGTGAAGCGTTTCACTCCGCCCAGCGTTCAGGAAGTTAAGGCGTACTGCCTTGAAAGGGGCAACGACGTAGACGCTCAAAGGTTCGTTGACTACTATGAGGCAAAAGGCTGGCTCGTCGGCAAGACGAAAATGAAAGACTGGCGGGCGGCCGTTCGGACTTGGGAAAGGCCGAGGGAAAACAGCAGAAGCTTTTCGGAGATAGCAGGGGGCTTTTAATGACGGTTCAAGAAACGGCGGCAATACTCGATATATTGCAGACGGCTTATCCGAGGTGGAACGCCGACAAGAAAAAGACGCTGGCCTTATGGTCGCAGATGTTCTGTGACGAGCCCGTGGAGCTCGTAGCGGCGTCGGTGAAAGCGTTTATCGCCGCAGACGTGCAGGGCTTCTGTCCGACGATAGGGCAGATAAAAAACACGATATACGAGATACGGGACGACAGCCTTGGGGAAGTCGAAGCGTGGGGGCTCGTGAAGCGGGCTATATCAAACGGGATATACGGGAGCTACGAGGAGTACGAAAAGCTCCCGCCCGTTATTCAAAAGGTCGTGGGTAGCCCTGAACAGTTGCACGACTGGGCGTTGCTGACGGACGGCCTGTCAACGGTGGTAGCCTCAAACTTTATGAGGGCATACCGTGAGGAACTACGGCGTGAAAGGTTTAGCGGGGTGCTCCCGACAGACGTGAAGAAAGCTTTAGGAGCGGCGAAATTGCTTGAGGTAAGGAATGAGAGATAAAAGAAGCTGTGTAAGCTGTATTTGGTACGACGAGGACTGCCGCTGTGCAAACGGCGACAGCCCGTACTGCGGCGAAGAAGTAAATAACAACGACGTATGCCCTTGCTGGAATAGCGACGGGGAAGAATGGAGAAAGATATGAAAGTAGCAGACAAGTGGATAAGGATAATACAGGGGACGACAACGCTGGTATATCGGTATCAGCAGGGCGAAATATGCAGGGCGGTCGAGGTTACGCACCGTGAGCCGAAGCCCGTTCTGTTCCGTAAGGCCGCTGGGCGGAGGTTTAAGTCGGTATGACGCTGAAAGACACAGACAAGCTCATCGAACTTATTGACGACGACATAGCGTCCCTCGACAAGAATACGTCAAGGTTAATAGATACAGACCAACTCATCGGGTTTATAGACGCTTATATAACTATACTTAACGAAAGGTATAAAGAGCGGGTGTCGCAGACGGCATTTGATGTCTGTCTTTGCACGCTACAAATGGTAAAGCAATACATCAAGGCGTTGCCGACAGTCGAGCCGACTGCTTCAACTTGCCTTGGGTGCAACTGTCCGAAAATGGAGAAGTTAGAAGCCGAGCCGATAAAGCACGGGCGGTGGAAACATCATCAATACTGCAATACCGCAGGCTACTACGAGTGCGACAACTGCGGAAAGATAAACTCTTATGAGAGCAACTACTGCCCGAAGTGCGGAGCGAGAATGGACGGTGGAGAGAATGGCTGAATGTTATAACCTTGCGTGTCCTTACTGCGTGGACTACAAATGCAAGAGAACGGCTACTTGCGATATGCGATTAGACGGCGAGTATGTCAAGGTAAAGCACGGACAATGGGTATATGTTAAAACAATTATCAATGGAGAAAAAGAATATAAATGTTCTGAATGTAATGCTCTGTTGTATTGTTACGGAACTCCAAAACAGGCTCATTATGACTATTGCTATATGTGTGGAGCGAAGATGGATTTAGATGAGGTGGAAGAATGACGAGATACAAAACCGATAACGAGCTGCTGATAGAATGGCAAGAAAGACTTGGCCTCCAAGACTGGGCAATTAAAGTTGTTGATAATTGTCCGCCAGATGAAATAGGAACAAGTGCTTGTGATGGGTATACGGTGTGGGAAGAGAGTATCAAGGCCGCAAGAATACAGATACTTGACCCAAAGTATTACGGAGATAGAATAATTCCGTTTGACTATGAGAAGATTTTGGTGCATGAGTTACTACACCTAAAGTTCACGCTTGTGTCGGATGAAGTAGAGGCTCTGCAGGCTCGTTATATGCATCAAATCATAGACGATTTGGCAAGGGCGTTTGTTGATGCAAAAAGGAGTAACAGACGGGATAAGAATAACGAGGTGGAAAATGCTTATCTTGCAAGAGAACGGCTACTAACGAGCTATTGTAAAAATAACGAGGTAGAAGAATGAGTTATGAAAGCCCGATAAAACTGATAACAGACCTGAACTACAAACTCATAGAAGACCAAGAGCGAAACATCTACAAGGCGGTTTGCTCTTACGGCATAGACATCAGCAAAGACGAACTGTTCAAGCTCTTGTATGATGACCGAAAGCAATATGACAAAGGGTATTCGGACGGCTACGCCAAAGCGAAAGGGGACATCGTGTTCTGTGTTGAATGCAAGCACTACAAGCAGAGCGCAGTCGCAGGCCGAAAGATGTGCTTTAGGAAAGATGTTGACGGAATAAAGGTCTGCTACGATTTTCTGCCGTATGATAGTTGCACTTATGGCGAGCGAAAAGAGGTGGAAGAATGAAGAACGATATATGCCATTGTATGAACTGCGGGGCTGAAATAGAGTACGACGTTCCGATAGGGGGGCGGGAAGATGCTTGAGGTAGACAAGAAGATAGCCGAGTGCCGCAAGCAGTTGAACGCTCCGACCATAAGCCCGTGTAGGAAACGGGACTTGACGAAATACCTGTGGCGACTGCGGGCGGAAAAACGGGCGATTTTAGAGGCGAAAGGAATACGTCGGTAAAGTTGCCCGATACCGATACTAACGGACGCAACAGGGGCGATTTTCGGGGTAATTTATGGACGAACAGCTCATACGGCAAATTGTGATACAGACCATACAAGAGCTAAAGCGGAACGGAATGCTGAAAAGCGTTGACGAGCTGGCCTATTCCGACGTTTCGGGCTTGCTGGCCGCATACTACGACGGCGGCGAACAGGATACGCAGATACGGGCGGCGGTCGAGGGGCTTAAAGGCGATTACTACTATAAGGTGCTTCCGCTGTACTTCGGATATAAATACACGATAGAGCAGATAGCCGAGGAGTTCGGCGTCGAGGTGTCCACGATTGTCCGCAATAAAAAGCGATTGTGTTTGCAGGTCTATAACGCAATTCAATGACCGCCCGAAAGGGCGGTTTTTTAATGCTCGAAAAACTTTTTTGAAAAATCGGAAAAAAGTCCTTGACGTATAGAGCCCTATACGCTATAATGAACGTGTCAGAAGGAAAAAGGCGGTCAGGTGAATACGGTTCTCGCAGTTCAGCAAGTCTGTGGGGGACGAAAAGCCCGAAGCCGAAAAGAAGTAGAAAGGACAAGAAAATGGTTACCAAGGAGCAGGAAAGAAAGGCACTCGCAAAGATAGAGGCAATACTCGCAGAGCTGGGCGAGGACAGCTACGTAGGAATGGCGATGAAAGGCGTTATCGACGACGCAAAGCAGAACATCGAGAACGACTGGGGAATGAGCTACTACGACCGCTGGGAAGAAAGCGAAAAGAAGCTGGCAAGGGCAAAGGCGGAAATGGCCGAGCAGTTCGCAAGAGCCGAAGAGCTTGAAAAGAGGTGCGTGCTTCTGCAGGCGGCGGTAATGACCGTCGATGAGATGGGCGACATAGCTGGGCTGATAGCCGACCACAGGTACGTCTGCTTCGATGAAAAGAACCGCACGGCCGAGAAGATAGTTGAGTTCGCAGAAGAGCCGCAGGGGCTGGCGTTCAAAGAGGCCGTGGCTAACAACCGCAGGGCGGCCGCCAACGAAGAGAAGTGCAGGCTCGTGCTCGAAATGCTCGACAAGTATGAAGTAAAGGTAGGCAAGCTGTAAGACGAAAGCTGACCTAACGGCTTGACGGGGGGAAAGGAAACGATATGAGCAAGAAGAGGTTCGTGTACTACCAGCCGAACGAAAAGGACATAAAAGACCGTTTCGGCGACTGCACGATAAGAGCGTTGAGCAAGGCGTTGAACGTGAGCTGGGTAGAGGCGTTCGACAAGACCGTTCCGCTGTGCAGGGAAGCGCAGGTGTCGGGGCTGTTCTCCGCTCCCGTTGACATCAAGAGGCCGTTGCTTGAGAGGCTGGGCTTCAAGTACGTGGGCGTCAGCAACAAGAAAGGCACGAAGCGGCCGACGGTTGACAGCTTCGCCAAAGACCACCCAGCAGGGACGTACATCTGCAACGTGGCAAATCACGAGGTGGCGGTGGTTGACGGTAAATACTACGATACGTGGGATAGCGGCGAGTGCTCGCTGTACGGGTACTTCGAGAAGATATGACAAGGACGCTGGGCTATCGGCGATACGGGCAGAAAGGAACACCGATGAACAAGAACATAGACGAAATCACGAAGAAGCTCGAAGAGGGTGTTAAGGCCGTGTTCGAGAGCGACCGTTACAAGGCGTACCTCGACTTTATGGGAAAGTTCTACGATTACTCGGCCAACAACTGTGCGCTGATATATATGCAGAAGCCCGACGCTACGCTGGTCGCTGGGTACAACACGTGGCTGAACAAGCTGAAGCGGCAAGTCCGCAAGGGCGAAAAGGCTATCAAGATACTTGCGCCTATGCCGCACAAGAAAGACGTCACCGACGACGACGGAAACGTGGAAGAGGTGAGGTGGACGACGTTCAGGGCGGTAAACGTTTTCGACATATCGCAGACCGACGGCGACGAAGTGCCGAATATCCTTACCAAGCTGACAGGCGGGTATGAAGATTACGAGTCCGTCCTCAAAGGCTTAAAATCGGTCGCAGGCGTCCCGATTACCATAGAGCCGATAAACGGTGCGGCCAATGGCTTCTTCAGTCCCAGCGAGGCTAAAATCGTCCTTAAAGAGGGACTGTCCGAGGCGCAGACGATAAAGACCGCCGTTCACGAGGTAGCGCACAGCATTCTGCACAAGAAAGACGGCGAGGAAGAGCAGGCCAGCCGCAACACGAAAGAGGTTCAGGCCGAGAGCGTCGCTTACATCGTGTGTAATTGGCTGGGGCTTGATACGGCGGAGTACAGCTTCGGTTACGTAGCGGGGTGGAGCAAGGACAAGGAAGCAAAGGAACTGCTGGAATGCGCCGACGTCATAAAGAAAACGGCTCGGCAGATAATAGACGGCCTTAAGGCCGCATAAGGGGGTAAGACAATGGCAAGATACGCATACGGAATGAGGTTAAGGGGCTTTTCGCCAATGTGCCAGCCGATGAAAGGACTGCTGGACGTTGACGAGGACAGAGAGGGCAGGTACTATAACCTGCTTCTCTACGACAGAAAGCTTACGGACAAGGAAGTGGCAGACTACGAGCTTGATTATCTCGGAAAGGGGGAATAGGAATGGATATTAAACAGGCGGCAAAAACGGGCTATATGTCGGAGCTTGATTGGGTTGAGCTTTACTTGAGTTCGCACGGCTATGATTATGAACGAATTGACAGAACGGCCAACGACTACCGTGACAAGCACCAAATCATCGTCTACCGACACGGCGTCAGGTCGTGGGACGTTATATGCCATAAGGGGAGCTACGGCTACGAGAAAGGCCTGTTGGAAACGTGCGGCGAGATAGTGAGCGTAGGCGACAGCGCAGACGGCGTCGAGGGCTGGCTGACCGCAGACGAAGTTATAGAGCGCATAAAACGGCTTCAGTCGTGGGTTGACAAGCGGGAGCGTGTCCCCTATACTGAAAAGGGGGTGACGCTATGACAGAAGCAAGAAGTAAATCAATGCAGAAGTACCTGAACGCCAAGACGGTCGAGATAAAGCTCCGACTCGTCAAGACCACCGACGCCGACATATTGGAGCGGCTCGAAATGGTCGGAAACAAGCAGGGGTACATAAAGACGCTGATACGGGCGGATATACGAAAGTCCGAATAGTCTTGAAATTAAAGGGCTCGCAAGAGCTCTTTTTTATTTGCAAAAAACTTTTTTGAAAAATCGTAAAAAAGTCCTTGACGTATAGAGCCCTATACTGTATAATGAAGCTGTGAGTTGAAGAAAGCCGCAAGGCGGCAAGTGAAAGGAGAAAAGAAAATGAAAGCTTACGAAGTACTGAAGAACGTTAACACAATGATAGAGAGCGCAGAGGCATACAAGGCTCATTACGGCTGGGCGAAGAGGTGGCAGATAGGCCACGTTTGCGAAGACCTCGGTATCTTCGACTGGTGGAATGAGTGGTTGAGCGTTTCCCAGCTCAAGCAGATGAAGAAGTTCCTCGAAGTCGCTATCGAAAGAGGGTTCGACGGTTATGTGTGCTTCAAAGTCGGAGCGGCTGGTTGCTCCCACGGAATGTGGGCGAATGAGTGCGATAGCACCGACGGTTATAGCCCGAAAGAGGGAGCTTGCCTCTATCACAGCTTCAGGAGCGGCGACAATTACTACGACTTAAGGCGTAGGGACGGAAGTTGGGTTCACGAGGATATGAAGCTTAAGGACGTTGACGCAGAGCTCGCAAACGCCTTTGCGGTTGGCACAGTCGAGGGCAGGGCATAAGAAAGGAGAACGAAAATGGAAGACAAGAATTACATCACATTTATAGTCGGCCAGCTTCTCAAAGACCACCTCGCAAAGTTCAGCGACGAGTACGTGGGGAATAAGTTCGAGGCGTGCGCCCGTATCGCAGACGAGGTTATCGCCTACAATGCGCAGACACTTGTAGCGGATAAGCTCGGTTGGTACGAAGCGGCGAGGCGTTGGCTGTACGGATATGAAACAAGGGCAAGCTGGATACTCGATTACTACTGCATAGGGCACGTGGAGTAAGAGCGGCGGCTGTGCTATCGGCAAGACGGGCGGAAAGGGAAAGAATGGCAAGCAAGTACCTGTTGGAAGTGGCCGTGAGAACGGCGAAGAACGAGCACAAGTTCGTGACATGGTACGAGGGCTGGTTTAAGGGCAAGGCGTTGACCTTGTTAGAGGACTT